TAGATCACGAGTTGGAACGGCGGCGTCCGTTTCCACACGATCGGCACGACGACGTCAACCTCCCAGTCGAGCAAGGCCCGCAACTGGTCGGGCGGGAAGAGATGGTCGTCGCCGAGCATCCACAGCCACTCGCCGGTCATCTTCCGGACGATGGTGTTCCAATTCAGCACCACCGACAGACCCTGGTTGATCAAGAGCTGAGTGCCTTTGGGCATCTGGGCCTGGCAACCGATCAGCGACAACCAGAACTCCGGATACCTGGTCGTGTCGCCGACGCCGAGGCCGACGGTTCCAGGCGGGTGGATCTCGACAGGCCCCTTGGCGGGCTGAGTGCGGACGGCCTCGAGCACGCTCATTCGAAGCCGTCCTGCCGCGCCCGCTTCGCCGCCTGCACCTCATGACACGCCTGCGACACCGCCTGCCGCTTCGCGTCGTACTCCTGCGGGTCGTCGCCGTCGATCGTGCACAGGAACGACTGCGTGGTGCGGAACACCTTCCGCAACGCGGTCAGTTCGTCGCTGGGCACGAACACCCTGTGAATCTTCTGGTCAGGCATCGCCGCGTTTCTCGCCCGGCGCCGCCGTCGCCTGCTCGACGTCAGGGGTGACCCGGTTCTCGGCCAGGTCGAAGTAATCCGGATTCGCCTTCACCGCCCAGTGCGACCCGCGGTACAGGGCACCCTGATAAATCATCTCGTCGCCGACGGTATGCGTCTGGACACAGACGTACATACCGCTGTCCTTCGGTTTCGCTGGCATCAAATCCCCTTCCGTATGGATCGGGGACGGAACGGTGGCATCCCCGTCCCGCCCCGACCCATCCTTCGTTTGTCCTAACCAGCCTGCAGCACTCGGAACGCGTTCGTGGCGAGCACGCCGGCGGTGTTCCGCCACCAGGCGTAGAACCCGCGCTGACCGAGCGGCCGGCGGTTCGATCCGAGCAGATGCGGGATCAGTTCCACGTTCATGCCCGCCCTGTCCACGACGAGGTAATTCCGGAAATCGCCCATCACGATCATCTTCGTGCCGGTCGTGGTCGTGGCGGCCATCGCCGAGGCCTCGCGAAGCGGGTAGCCGATCACAGAAGGCGGAGTACCGGCCTGCAGTTGGACCCACAGCGCCGAGCCGCCCGACGTGTCGAACTGGCGGACCTTGTTCCAGATGTACTTGTTCGCGATCAGCGTCGCCCGTGCGCGGTACCGCGGCGGGAGAGCCTGCTCGAGCGAGTACAGATCGGCGACCGCGAACGCGCCCGTGCCCGACGCGGCCGTGGTGGCCGTCGCGCCGGTGATGATCCCCTGCGGCACGTTCGACGCGTGGCCGGCCCCGGTCATGAACTGGGTGCCCTCAAGCACGTCCTTAGCCTCGCTGAACATCATCGCGATCTGCGGCTGTAGCTCGCCCCAGTCCTGCGACTCTTCGATCGAGAACGGCACAAAGCACTGGGCCTTCTCGACGTTCATCACCGGCTGGGTCAGCGTCGGCGAGTTGTCCGAAGCTTCCGTCGACTCAGCCGCGTACGCCGCGGTGACGCCGGTCGACGCGACCCCGTTCCAGGTGTTGCCGGTGATCGTCTCGACGCGAGCGATGTCGCGAATCGGATTCACGACACCGTCATGCGTCATGATCACCGTCGGGTCGAGCGTGATCGGGACCGGGTAGTTACCGCCCTGCGACCCGATCGCGAGCACGCGCTCTTCCTCAAGCGTCAGCCCGTTGCCGGCCATTTTCTTCCACCAGGCCCGCTGGTACACGGGGTTGGCGGTGAGCAAGATCCGCTGCGCCAGCCGGCCTTCACCGTCGTTCATCATCAGCCGCTCGAGGTGGGCCTGCACCTTGGCGCGGTCGGCGTCCGGGTGCTGAAACACGAGTCCATCGACGACGCGCATCGCCCCTTGGCGGTATAGCTCCGGCAGTTCGTCGACGGAACGGGCCATCTGCCGGTACTGAGTCAGGTCGAACACGTCGGTCGGGATTCTCCCGCCCGAATGCCCGACGGCGATCGACGTCGTCTGCGTCAGCGTGGCGCGGCGGCCGCTGTCGATGTCGACCGTGTTCGCCCCGTTGCCGGCCAGCCGCTCGACGAGCGCCAGCCGCTCTTCGGTCGCCTTGACCGCCTTCGCCGTTTCCTCGCGCTCGGCGAGTAGCGCATCCCACTCGACTTGTGTTTCCTCCGGCAGCATCCCGACGGGGTGCTCCCGCTGAATCTCGGTGATCCGGGCGACGATCACGACCTCTCGCGCCCGTAGCTCTTCCAGCGTCATCTTCGCTGCCTCCTGTCTGGTTTCACCTGCGTGTGTGGATGACGCTTCACCAGTGTCGAGGTGCCCAGAGGCGGCCTCGTCGTCGTCGGGGTGCTCTTCCTCTTCCGCGGCCCCGGTGTCCGGCTCTTCGTCCTCTTCCGTCGAGGTGTCCACGTCGTCGTCGTCGGGGACGGCCTCTTCCAGGTCGGGGTGTTCCTCTTCGGTTACGGCCCCGGCCCGTTCGTCGGTGAACACGAACCTGTCGGTGATCGAGCGCAGCCCGGCCGTCGCGCCCCAGTAGGCGGGGAACGTGACCGGCCCGAACTCCATAACCTTCGCCTCTTTGATCGTCCGTTCCGGCAACCCATCCGGGTTGTGGTCAGAACGGGTCGGTGACTGGTCGATCTCTTCCTGCATCACCCTGAAACGGAACGATGACCCGTACAGGCCGGCCTCCAGGCCGGGAATCAGTTCCCGGGTGTACGCCGTGTCGATCAGCGGCACCTCGTAACTGGCGCCGGTCGGTGTCTCGCGTAGCTCGGTGATCGGACCCAGCGGCTTGTTCGCTATCTGCGGATCCTTGCCGTGTTCGAACAGCACCCGCATCCGGCCGCGGCCCTCATCGAACGTCTTCGTGAACGCGCCGGGGGCGATCCGTTCCATGAACCGCCCCTCGAAAGCGGAGTTGATTTCCGTCCACTCGTTGAAGACCGCGAACTGGCCGGTGAGCGTCGGCATCCCCGCTTGGCCGTCCTGGCCTTCGCGTAGCTCGAGGCCGGCCGGCTGCGCCCGGAACAGGCCATCCCGCGGCATCGACTTCGACTGGCTGCCGAGTAGACGCTGCGCCTTCGCCGCCAACGACTGCTTCACCGACGCGGGGAGGTTCGACTGCGGGATCCGCGACAGCGCGTTGCGGAGATGCGGCAGATCGATCTTGCCGCCCGCATCCTTGTACGGGAAATAGCGGAGCGACCTCGGCGTGGTCTTCCCCTCCGAATCCTTCGACCCGCCCGGCGCGATGTAGAGGAAGCTGCCGTCGGGCAGATTGTTCATATAGGCCGTCGACCAGACGGTTCGGTCGACGGCAACGCCGCCGCTCGACGACGTCGTCGCCTCGTTGTGCGTCATGCCCATCTCCGATCTAGGCATCTGGCCGCCACCGATCGCCAGCGCCTGGTTTATGGCCTTCTGCTTCGCCGCCTTGCTGCCCGCCGCCGACCCGTCATGCGTGTAACAGGTTCCGGTCGCGCCCCACTTCCAGCCGGGCTTCCCGTCCTGGCTACACGACTGGATCGGCATCTACTTCGTCGGGGGCGCGATCTGCTTCGGATTGCCGCCGCCGTTACCCGCCGGCGCATTCGCCGGCGCCACCACGCCTTGCAACAGCGACCCCTTGCCCTGCGGCACGTTCCCGGCCGGCTGAAGCTGCACCGAGTACATATCGGTGTGCGACAACCGTGACAAGTCGTTTGTGATCACCGCTGTGACCACACTGTCGGGCACGAAGCCGCCGTCCACGAGCTGGCGAATCGCCTGCGCCTGCGTGAACGTGATCTCGGCCTGGTCTTTGACGTCTTCGCGGAGGAACTGAACATCGCGGGTGTCGTACCAGAGCTCGGCCCCGCCCGGAACCGTGATCAGTTTCTGGAGCGACTGGGCGGCGTTCCGCCACAGCGGCGCCAATGTGCCGTCGGCGAAACGTCTGCGAGCCTGTGAATAGTTGCTGTACGTCGCCGCCGAAAGGCCTTCGCTCAAACCCACCAACACTGGTGGCGTCCCAGCCGCCGCCGCGATCCGCGTTTCGCCCGCCCCCTGCGTGACGTGAAACTCAAGCTGTTTGAAATCGGCCCCGACAACCTGAACATCGGCGCCGAGCGCCAGCCACAACGTCTTATACGCGTTGTCGAGGCCCTCGACCTCCTCCCGGAAGCGCTTCACCCAGCGGTCGTACTCCTGCTGGTTCGCCGTGTTCAGCTTCCCGATCATCGACGGCGTCGCGCCCTTCTCGAAAAACGCCAACTTGTGATCGGTCGCCGCCTTGTCGGCGCGGACCTCCTGAACCACCGGCGTCAGCCACGACATCCCCTTGTACGACGCCTCCGGATCCGGCACCGGCATGTAATGCGCCACCTCCGACACGTCGAACACGTAAGGGTCTTCGCCGGAGTAACGGCCGCCCGGGTGATACAGATAGCCGGCAACCGCGCTGTCAGGATCTTCGCGTTCGCCGTTGAGCACGATCGTGACCCAGTCCGGCCGCAGTCTGCGCAGACTTGGCCCCGGGCGCCGCACACAGAAAAAGTTCCCGGCCAGGGAGGCGTCCTGTTCCATGCGGGACAGCAGGTCGGCCGTCGACGCGTTCGGCCAAGGCTGCTCGAGCAGCGACAAGTCCGGGGTGCCGAACAGGTCGCCCGGCTTCCCCTTGACCCGCTGCCGGAACGTGAACCGCATCTCGGAGAACAACAGTT